TAAAAGGTATAAAAGAAGAAGAATTAGCGAGTTTGAACAAATTGTCCGTTAATGGATTTGGATACAACAAAGATAAGACACTGTATATAGACTTTGAAGAAGGAGCTATTACACCTCTTTTTAAAGAGAAAATAGATAGTTTTATACTGAATTGTAAAAGTGATCAAACCACAGTTGAAGAATTATTGTTTTACGAATCATTCAAAGACGAATTACGCACAACAGAAAAGAAAGACAAGCCTCGTTCTTTTAGAGTGGCTCCTTTACATCACACTTTTTTAGTGAAGAAATATATAGGAAAATTATTTACTCATTGTAAGAAAAACATGTGGAATAATCAGATAGCTATTGGAATGAATCCGTATAAGCATTGGAACAAACTTTATCAAAGACTTAAAAAATGTTATATTAATTTTGACGGAGATTTTGGTAATTGGGATGGAGGAGCTCCTGCTCAAATTCAAGATGCTATTTCAGATTTGGTTATGGAATTTTACAAGGGACAAGAACCAGAGACATTGCGAGTACTTTTGGATTCTATGGTTAGAACTTTTGTATTGATTAAAGAAAAATTGGTTTTAACTACGCATTCAATGCCGTCAGGATGTTGGGTTACTGCGTTTTTTAACTCTTTAATTAACAGGTTTTTAACAGCACTCGTATTATATGTTGAAAAAGAAAAGGAAGGAATGCTTGCCACAGTAGATGAATTCAATGAATTGACAGATACTGTTTTAGGAGACGATAAAATCTGCGGGTCTCCTGCACATTTGGCGAAATATTTCAATGCTTTGACTGTGAAAGAATTTGCTGAAAGTATTGGTATGAAATACACAGATGGAGAAAAAGGTGATATAACAGAACTTTCCAAGCCATTAACAGAATGTGTCTTCTTAAAAAGGAATTTTAGGTGGCATACCGATCTGAAAACAGTAGTTGGACCACTTTCCCTGAATACGTTGATTAATTCTGTAAGATGGAAAGATTCATCTCGTGATTATGATGATATAATGGGAGGAAAAATGACAGCTTTTCAATATGAAATTTATTTACATCAGAATGAATTATTGAAAAGTAAAGTTTTAGAGGAAGCAGAAAACGCTTCTTTCTTTTTCCATAAATTTGAAGATGACCATATTAAGAAGACGATGACTGAAGATGATACTTATGCCGAAATTATGAAAGGATTAGGCAAAAATATATCCAACTTTTTATGAGTTGAAGTTTAATATATTAAGAGTTATAAGAAACTTTTACCTAGAAGTTTCGCTACTTATTAAGCTAGAAAATATATAGGTTATGGAAAATTTTAATAGTAGTTTTCCTGAAATTTAATACTATTTCAAAAACACAAAACAATAATAATACAATTATAAATACAGATCATAAATTTGAAAAAGAGCGTTGTTTTGATGCAGAGCAATCTAAACAAACCTTAGGCTCCTCAGTAGCTACGATTAGCACCAGAGACATTCATTATATAGAAGATCATCATGTTACTTATCCGACGATAGATTTTCCAGAGGAATTTAGAATCGATGCTAAACCCTTCGTAAATAGACCTTTTTATGTAGGTGAAGCGTCGTGGACTACTCAAAATATGTATGAAGTTTTGAATATCGTCGGTGCAACCCCAATTTCCGCTTTGCCAAGGGACGTTTTTACATCAAATGAATCATTGGTTAAAGCTTTAAAGATTGGCGCTTATTTTAGAAGCGATTTGAAATTGAATGTGTCCATATCTGGTACTATTTCTCATGCAGGCACTTTGCTGGTTGGTATTTTACCTCCGATGCCTGCATCTATTCCTAATGATGCACTTAATATTTATTTAGTTAATTCTATTATGAGTGGACCTCATTGTTTTTTGCATGCCAACGAAGCTACGTCGGCAGTCTTACATGTTCCTTGGTATTGCAATTCAGACGTAGATAGTTTGGATTTGCTACCACCTATTACTCAGGCTTTTGTAGCTATGCCCATAGCAAATCTTCCTGGAAATTTCGGAACTCTTGTTGCCATGGTTTTGAATCCATTAGCGCCTAGTGACGGAGCTTCTGGTGAATTAAAGTTGATTGTGGAGGCATGTTTGACGAATTTAGACATATTTGTCCCTAGCCCCCGATATTTGGCGTGGTCTCAAGGAGTATCACATACATACGAGAGTCAAGGTTTGGCGAGTATTGCTACAACAGCTATTGATTCTACCACTAGTTATGTCAAAGAATGTGTAGGAGATGCCATAGATATGGCTAGAGCCGGCATTAAGTTTTATACTGGTTTGCACAACCCAAATGTTCCTTTGATAGACACTCGTATGATAGTCACTAATAGAAATTTTCCAAATAATACAACCGGAGATCAATTTTTTGAGAAACTAGATCCTTATCCAGAAATAGATAGAATAGTTGACAGGCCTATTTTTAATTCAAGTGTAGATGAGATGTCTATTAAACATATTTTAAGTAAGCCGCAGTATGTAGGAACTTTTAAAGTGTTAAGCACCGATCAAGTAGGACAACGTTTGTGGTGTAGACCTATATCTCCTAATCAAGGAGGTTTGGATCCAAATTCTTATCACATTGCTAACAACATTGAGTTGTTTCATTATCTTTCTAGAGCTTGGAGAGGGTCCATTAAAATTCATGTGCAATCAGTTATGAATAACAAACAGCAAGTTAAATTGAGATTAATGCAACTTTACAATCCTTCAGAGGACGTAATGACTGGATATCCTCAGTATGCAACTATGTTGAGTGCTCCATCGCACTTGATGGAGTTTTCGGGAGGAGGTCAAGTTCATACAATTGAATTGCCATATTTGTGTCGCAATCAGTTGACTCCGTGCGCTCAGGATTTAAATTTTGAGGCACTATTTCATGGAGAATATTACATATTTGTAGCTCAACCATTGGTCGTTTCTTCTGATTCACCATTACAGGCTAATTTTAATGTGTTTATATCAGTGGGAGACGATTTTTCTTACCACGGATATTCAACCAATCCAGCTTATGTTGATCCTTTTATTCAAACTTTTGGATCAATTGATGAATCTCCCGAAGGAAATGATGATTTAATTAAATTTGAAGAAGAACAGAAAGGAGATTTGTATGTCTCTCAAGGTATCACTGTTATGAATGAACCTCAGTTGCATACAGATTTGTCTTCTTATTCTACAGACATAAATTTGGATCCTTCTCATCAGGAACGGTTGTATTCTCCTATTGACATTAGACCTATTATCAGAAGAATGTATCAGACCCAGACAATACCTCTACGCAAAGGCGCTAATGTTTTTGATTTGAACACTTTACTGGGTGAGACGAATGATCCTAGTGTTCTTCGTACACCTATGCAATTAGCAGCAGCAATGTATTACGGTAAATCAGCAGGGTTAAAACTTAAATTGAAAGTTTATAGGGACGCCGGTGCTGCAGGCTCACAGGTTTCCGTTATGTATATTCCTCCACAATTTAACGCTGATACTCTAAATGACACATTTAGAGCCAGTTTTCCATTGACAGATCTGGCTTATGATCCCCATGAACTCATTAATAGTGGGTACGCACTTCCGTTTATTGAGATGCCGGTACAACTTGGTTTATTAGGAAATACATTATATGAATTTGTTGTTCCTAATACGAATTTTTACAAATTCGTTGGAGGACCAGACAAATTTACAAATAACGACAAACGGCTATCAACTGCTGCTGTTGGCCAAATTTTAATTTGGAGTACGGAGAATACAAAAGCTACAATATATGCAGGTTGTACCGATGAGTCCAGATTTGGATTTCATTCAATAGCTCCATCTGTTAGACCTGCAACAAAAGTCAATGCTGAG